AAGTTAAACCCACCTTCTCCATCCATTCTAGATGGAGGGACGTTAAGTGAACGGTAGAGTTTCTTTTTAAAATACTCAATATCAGTGATTTCACCCAAGTTCTGTCCGCCAGGGAGAGTGGAGATTTCGGTTCCTCTTCCACCCTCACGCCTGGGAAGCCAGAAGTCTTCAAGCATTGCCATGTACTTTTTGTCATCACGAATCTCTCCGGTGTTTGCATCATACACAAGTTTGTTACGATAACGCATCATAACGTCGCGCAGATATTGTTCTGCCTTTTGCTTAGGCAGATTACCAACATCAATGTAGAAAATTCTACGTTCTGGTGCTCTTGATAGTCTGTAAATAACAAGACTATCCTCAATCATACGAAGTTGATTGAGTGACTTAATTGCTTTGTGTAGATATGAAAGAGTTGATCCCTTATTTCTATCTACTAAACCAGAGGTACAATATGTAACTGCATCTCTAGCAATTTTAATTCCCTGATTTGCACTGGACTGCATAGGGTTTCCCCCATATGTAGTCTTAGGATTGTAAATAAAATACTCTTCAATTTCTGGAAAGTCATAATCCATAGGATTATCATTTCTAGAATTAACTAATAAATTATTTCTACCCGTACCATCATTAGGTTTTTTCTTTTGCTGTCGAACATAACGCATTTTCATAGCGTCAATGTAACGTAACTCCTGAATACCTTCTTCGGGTTTCTTTAAGTCAATAATTTTATGATAATAGATACGACCATCAATATACCAGTTACGGTAAATTTCATGTGCCTTCTTATCAAAATCCAATAAATCTAAAATGTATTTAAATTCTTTACGAATTTTTGTTTTAATACCATCACTGGCATTTAAATTTGAAAGTTCTATTTCTACAGGACTATCATTAGAATCTGAAACAACTGCTTCGTTTACAATATCTTCAATCGCACTATCTGCTTCTGGATGAAGTGACATTTCACGATATCGTTTGATAAGATCAAACTCAGTTTTATATACACCTTCAATGTCTACATGAGTACCAAAAAAACCACTACTCATATAGTGGTCAGACCCATCCTCATTGTTGGGAGGAACGGGACTGACTGCACTTGGAGATAGTGGTTCGGTGTCCTCTATTGAGAACCCAAATAACTTGGACATGACTATATGAATCTAAGTTTCCTTAGACTATTTAGACCGGATATCAAACCTTCTCAGGATACCAGTAGTTAACTGCAAATTCTACAGTAAACTCTTCAATAGTATCTGTGGTATCATAAGAAAGATCAATTGCAGAAATACTAACAGGAAAGATGTCCGCAAATTTATACTGGGCAATTGTTTTAAGACCTTCACCTTTAGAGTTGTTTTCGCCGTAACCAATGTTAGACTTTTTCCTGCCTAAGTGCTTAACGGTAGCAGATCTCATATAATCTTGAGGATTGGTTGCACCAGATGCTTCTTGATAGTTAGCAACAAACTGTGCCCATTCTTCAAATGCTCTTCTGATTTTGAAATCAGTGTCGTTAATGACAGTAATGGTCCAGTTATCAAATGTGCGATCACCATTAACTTTGAAAGTACGTCCTCTAAAAGGAACATCAATCGAAGCTACATTAGAAGCAGGAAGGTTTGCTGCTTTACACATGTATTTAAAAACATCTCCATCATATTTGGCAACCCCTGAGGGGAGATCGCCAGGTGTGATTTCGACCTCAAATAGATTGGGGCGAGCGCCGCCCCCTACAAGTTTTGATTTAAAGTCGGTAAGTGAGTGTGCCATTTTTTAATTCTCCTTATTGTTATTTAGATAATAATATAATCAAACTCTACCTGCTACTTCTTCAAAACTGACGCCAGTTCTGGTAGCAACGAAGGTGAGGGTTACGTAGTTGATGCTCTTAGCAGGTTTCAAGAAGATGTCTGCTCTGAACTCATTATTATCAATAACATCAGGAGTGTTATTTGTGCTGTCACAAATAACTAAGAATCCGTAGAGTCCTCTCTTCGCTTCAATATCACGTAAGAATGGTTCAACGATATTTCTGAAGTTTGCTCTTGTTAACTCATCATTGAGTTCAAAGAGTTGAGCTTGTGCTGCTCTCTCAAGTGATTGCTCAATAGTGAGGAACAAACGACGAACGTTGATTCTATCAAATGCGGAGGAATATCCAAGAGCGGTCTTGTCTCCAAACAGAAGTGTTCCGATACCAGGTGTAGTGATAAAGGAGTTAACTCTGTTAGGATACAGTTTATCTCTTTGTGCTTTGGTTGGGTTGTATGCAAGTTTAACCGAGTTGTTGATAACTCCACGCTGCTGTCCGGCAGGCGAGAACCATGGGAATGCAACTAAGTTTGTGCGAGTCATCAAACCAGCAACATCTGGGTTACATGGTACGTAACGGAAGATGTTGTTAAATCTGTCATACTGATACTTGTATCCACTATCAAAGATCGCGTATGAAGACGATTGAAGTGGAGCAAAGTAGTTAATTAAGTTGTTTGTTTGAGTCGTTGTGTTGGTAACGTTAACCAAGTTTGCTCTGTGTGGACCAACAACTGCAACACAATCTCTTCTTGAATTTGCAAGAGAGATGATGTAGTTTGCTTTTGCTTGTGAATCAGACTCATTAGTGCAACCAGGACCCATGATCAGGTAGTCAACTTCAATCTCGTCTTTGTTTTCAAAGAGTTGATAAGAAGTGATGAGGTTAGAAAGTTCTGCCTTCATTCCGTTTGCTGCGGAATAGTCAACACCACCACCAAGAGTGAAGGTCTTATTACCAAGAACAGAGAAGGTTACATCCTGAGAATCAAGTCCGAAGAGACCGTCGCCAGTTGTAACTGGAGTAAAGTCAGTGGAGAATCCAGATGCTCTAGGTACGCAAGTAGAACCGCCACTGGTAGTGATACCAGAGGAAAGGTTGTATCCAGAGTAGACATTTGCAGAGAAGTCTGCAATGTAGTCCTTGTAGTAGTTCTTAGTAGGAGCGTTATAATCTGAGATAGCATCTCCTGCTTTGGAGAGATTCAAGAAATTCTCAATCAGATTACCCTTGATACCAGTAATACTTCCAGTATCATCAACGACAGCAACGTGGATACCATCGTTCTTACCGTTTCTATCGGTTACAAAGACGTTAGACGTAGGTCTTGGAGCGATGGACTTCCAGAACAGAGTAGAGTTGCTTAAACCAAGCGTTTGCTGATCATACCAGTCAACTGCAGTTCCAGGTGTATATACCTTATTAGGAATTATACCCGTGGTATTAATACCAGAGTTGTTAACAATGTTCAGTCCAGTTCCAGTTCCGAATGCTGCGAAGGAAGTACCCTCTGCATAATCGATTTTGGTTTCGGTGGATCCAGTACCGACAGTTTCTACGCGAGAAACAACTTTGATATCAATTGTACTAGAATTGCCACTAGAGTCCGTCGTCAGACCAGTGATGATTCCTTTCAGGAATCCAGTAAACTCAGAGGTAGTTCCAGTTCCAGGAATTACAACTCCACTCAGGGAAGCAGTAACTCCAAATCCGATTTGTGCTCCAGCTTGACTGAGAGAAGTGGTTGCTATACCAACAGTTTGATCTGCAAAATCATCGATGTAGCAGACTTTTAAACCGTTGCCCCAAGCACCGGGGTTCTTAGCAGCATAAGTAAAAGTATTGTCACTTTCCTTATGGTTCTGCTGATAGTCGTCGTAGTTATTAATTTTTAAAGATGTTGTTGAAGCAATACCAACACCTGCGTTAGCATTGTTCAGTTGAGCATCATCGGTTCTTACAACCTTAAGAACTCCTCCATAGGTAAGATAGTTTGATGCACTCATCCAGTACTCATATTGAGCATCTGTGGATATTGGCTTACCAAACGTACTGATGAGGTCTTGTTCAGTGCTGATATCAATTGGTTCGTCAACAGGTCCAATTGCAAAAGGTCCCGCAATCGCTCCGATATTATCTAATACGTTCTCAGCTCTTCCTACTGTAAGGTCAACCTCCCGGACTAATACGCCTGGAGACAATTGAGGAGTCGCCATGTTTTTTTCTCCGTGGTCTCATGTTTAACTGAAAATATTTATTAAAAACTTACTTTTCACAGGGGAAACTTGACGTGAATCACCAATCTGGGTATTCCCATCTTATATCTGGTTTTTTATTTGACAATATTCTTTTTATTGTACACCCTTTACATTCATAAGAATATGAAGAAGCAACCGGGCCTCTATCTTTTCTTGTTCTATAAAATCCATCAATTAAATTTTTTGTTATCTCGCAGGTTCTACATTTTCTATCTTGTAGTAAAAGGTGACCAAGTTTTATTTGACCATCTAAATCCATTACCTATATTCCCACATAAAAGATCTATCTCCATATTCGTCTGCTTTAAACCAAGTATCTCCTTCACCATCAACAAAACTACCCTCATCCAAACCATCATTTAAGAATCCAAATGGTGACATGTCCTGTTCTATTTGATTTTTTTGTTCTTCATATAATCTTTTACGAACATCTTGATCTGTCAACTCTTTAAAGTAATCCATCTGGACTAGCCAGGCATAAATGACGAGACACATTGCCAAGTCATCATTACATCCTTCCTCAGCTTCAAATGAATTATGCTTTGAGATGAATGTTGTTAACTCAGAAATAATCTCATAATCATTGAAGATAACTTTATCTTCTTCTATAAGAGTCTTAAGGTTGAGTGATCCAACTTTCTTGACAGTCTTGGACATCTTAACACCTAACTGTGTTTTCTTTCCAGAAAATCCTTGTCCTACAATTTGACCTGCTCTACCTCTCATAGAGCACATAAGAAGATTTTGATACTCAAGATCATATTGTAAAATACTTGCAACTTGATCACCAATGTCATTAACTTCGCATAAGATATATGCACTATTATAACTCTTTGCTATCTCATAAATGATATTTGGAAATAGCATTGGTTTAATGTCATTGTTTCTATATTTTGCAACTATCTTGTGAGGAAATTCTGTAATGTCAACGCAAACAAATGCTGAATAGTCTTCACCAACTCCCCTTGCAACGTCAACGGTCATTACATAATCATGATCTTGTATTGGATTCTCATATACATCCAATCCAGCATTTCTTTGGATTGGGTTATCATAGATTAAAGTTCTCAATTTGCTTGGAGCAATTAGAGTATTGACTGATCCTAGGAACTCACATTCAAACTCAACCTTAAACTGTGCTTCAGATGTATTCTTAATTGTTGTCTTTTTCCATTTCTCATCTCTACCTGGAACCTCTGACCAGTGAACATCTGTAGGGATATATTCATTTTTACCTTTTTCTGCATCATGCCACATACGGTAGAAATGATTCATACCATGAGGGGTTGATACAATAATTACTTTGGTGTTTTTACCAGAAGTAATAGTAGGATAAACAGATGCAAAGAACGAGTCTGCAACATGGTTTGGAACGAATGCGAATTCGTCGAGGAAGAGAATGTTAAACGACATGCCTCGGACAGCACTTGCAGACGTAGAAGCTGCCAATATCTTACTGCCATTCTCTAACTCCAGTGATCCTTTGTTCCATGCAATAATACCCTGTTGCATCCACTTGGGCAAGTTCTCATATGCAGTTTGTAATCTTCCAAGCAGTTCTCTTGCGGTTGCTGCTTTGTTTGCCAAAATGCCAATGTTGACACTATCGTTAAATACAGCATAATGCAAAAGATATGATACCACAGTAGTAGACTTACCAGTCTGGCGTGGCATCTTACAGATATTAAATCTGTTATTGTGAAAGTTATTGATTAACTTCTCTTGAAAATGATATGGATGAAACTGAGTTAGACCCTCATCAAGAGAAACAATCTTTACATAGTTATTAGCAAAATAGACAGGATCTTCTTTACATCGCATAAACTCAAGAATCTGTTCTTGAGTAAATTCAATTGCAGTATTTGCTTTTTTTAGGTTAGGATTACCAAGATATACATTATCACTCATGTTCTAACCTCAGCAATTCCACTTTCTGAGGGACTTATTGATTCTGCTATCTGGATCGCTTGCTGTTTTAGAGGAAGTTAGTTTCTTTTTCATTCCTTTCATTCTGGCGCAAAACGATGCCCTACGGGGATTTCCAACCTTCTTGCTTGGTGCTTTAAGGTTAGATCCTGGATTTTCTCTTTCGTAAGACTTTCGTCCTTTTTCGTTGAGTCCACCTTCTTTATTTTTTCCTGATTTTCTTGTCCATGCTGCTCCTTCTGCAACTTGGAGCAGTGTTTGTCCTGGGACATAATCGGCGGTTTGGTAACTTTGTACTCTTGCGCCAGGATAAACTTTGTCTACTTCAATCTGTACTTCTGCTCTAGTAGGGACTCTAGTGGAAGGGAAGAACATTCTAAGAACATAATATCTACCTCTCCAGTTGAGAGATGTCATAATAATATTACCAGTTTTAGATGGCAATCTAACTGCTTCACTCATTGGTTTTACATAATTTTTATCAGGACCTGGTTTACCACCATCTCCACCTCTAGGTTTATCACATGGAGACATTCCATGAATAGGACAGTCTTCACCTTCATGAGTGTGGTTGCATCCTTTCTTTTCATCAATGAGTTCAACTTCTTCTTTCTTGGTTTTCTTAACACAGTTTGGATATCTCTTTCCAAACATGGTCTTCATACCTTTCTTTTCATAACCTTTCCAACATGCTTCATCGATTTCGGATTCCGATGTATCAAGTTCAAATTCTTCCTTTTTGGTTTTATTACCCCAATTCTTTGCCCCTGCTTTTCTGCATTTGACTAGTGCTCCTGACGCATATGCACTTGGCCATACAGAGTAACGTGACTTGACCTTATGATAGCAAGCGTCTTTTTCTCCCGCTGCTTCATCAATGTCGATCTCATCACCTACTTCTACATTATTTTCTGCGAACCATCCACGGTTTACTTCTAAAGCACAAATTACTTCTCCATCAGAAGCAATTGGATTTTCGTCAAATGGTTCTAATTGTTTGATGCTTTCAATAATACCTTCCTCTGTAATGAATGCAATATCAAGAGGAATTTTTGTTTCTGTCATATGGAAAGACTGCTCTGCAACTTCATCAAAGATGAATAGCATTCCACTATTAATATCCAAACTTTCACGGAACATAAGTCCTAGATTAAAATCCCTAATATTATTTGGGATTTCAACTTGGAGTGGTAAGGTTGTAAATTCTTCAGTCTTCACGTTAATTGCCTTCCCTGATCTATTTGGATTTGGATCTTTTTTATTCTTTCTACGAAACGCTGCTTGTTCCTCATCTTTAGAGAGATTGCGTTTCATTTTTGAAGAACCACATTTTGGTTTTGTGGTTTGTCCTGGTTGCTTGGCACAAGGTTTTCCAGCGTATTTCCCACCCAGTTGAACCCAACCAGGCTTGCCATCACTAGACTTACTCTTGCCAAACCAGTCACGCAGAGAAGAATCACCACTTTTCGATTCACTCACTCCTCCGTTGGATCCACCATTGCCACCACTAGACCCGTTACCACCATTACCATTACCATTGCCGTTACCATTACCATTTTTGTTCTCATCATCTACGGAGTGACCGTTTTCTTTACGAAGATAACCTGCACGACCTACTGCCTTAAATCCTTGAGGGATTGGTTTACACTTTTTATCAGTGTAGCAATAGTATTGTCCAGATGGACATTTACCGTTTTTCTTCATGTTAGCGCGAGTCCATAGATATATTTATAATCCGATGATAGTCAAAGGGTCGCTGAATACAGTTGCAACTCCAGTTGTGGTATCCAATGTTACTCTATTGCTTTCTAAATTCAAACGAGTCATATTACCTAGGTTAGTTCCATCGCTGGAAATACCTACTTGACTAGATCCGTTTACTGAACTTAAAAGTCTAGGCATTAGTTTGCAGTCTCCAAGACTGAGAGAAGAATTTTAAGTGTTGTACCTGCACCAGCACTTGCTTTAAATGAATCGTTTGTTTCTAGAACTAACTTTCCATCTAGAGGGATATACGCATCGTTTACAGGAACGTTTGCAGCATTGATGATTTCTGTTTCTGTTCCAGATCTCACATGTTTACATGTGACCGTAGTTGTCGAAGAACCATAATTGGTAATATGGGCATACAGGATAATTCCAGTATAACCTGCGGGAGCAGTATATATCGTTTGATCACTGGTCGTCAAAATTGCAGTTTCAGTTTGAAATCTGTTAAGTGCTAATTGTGCCATTTAACTGAGTGCTAAGATAAAGGGTGTTATTTCTGAGAACAAACTCTTGGAAAATGCTCTTCCACTAATAGTTCCTGTTGCTTGGTTGATCTGAAGATCATCACCAATTCTAAAGTTACCTGCTTGGTCTGTGCTGGTATATATTACTCTTCCACCATTTTGACTTACAACTTCATTTGCTTGAATGGTAACTCCACCTCGTTTTGGTGTTGCTAAGGTAATAGTATTACCAGAACCAATATATTCAAATGTGTGAGAACTTGCAACAATTTTACTTTGTTGGAAGAAGTATGATGTAGAACCAACCCCTACCGTATTAATAAGATTTTCTGCAAGTGTTAATGTAGTAATTCCAGAAACGATAGGTGTAGCACTATTTATTGTATAATAAGTATCTGTCATATTGGCAGTTGCAGTAGCAGTGCTTATTCCGCTCTGAGGTCCAGAAATAGTAATTGAAGGTGTAGAGGTATATTGACTTCCACTACTAATAATAGAAATTTCTGTTACAGCACCATTTTCAATAGTAGCAAACGCCGATGCAGTTTCTCCACTTGGACCTGTAGGTGCATCAATCGTAACTGTTGGTGCTTGGGTATATCCAGTTCCACCAGAACCAACAGTGATACTTTCAATAGACTTGAATAGTTGATCAAAATAAACCACTTGACCATCATAAGGTCTTGTAGTTGAAGACCCAACATTGATAGTTACATTATCTTGACCTGCAGTAGCAGAAGAAGTAACAATTCCAGTAAATTGCTGTGGACTTACACCATCAGCAACTAATCCTTGAGTTCCAAAACTGCAGTTACTATTTGCTAAATCTGCTTGTCCACCTTTATGAACTGTGATTGCTTTGTCGCAACAAATAGTAAATACGGAAACTAACTGTGCGTAACCTTCATTGGTAACTGCAACACCAACACCACCCTGATTATATTGGGTGAAGGCATCAACATTCATAGATTTAGTTTTTTCTGCTTTATTTCCATCAATAAAGATACCTGTTCCAGTAGTCGTATCACTGGTACAGTTTTGAATATAAGGACCTTTCCATTTACCACCGCCAACGTTAGTTGCTATTCCAGTTGGGAAAGCAACAGCAGCAGCAGGAGCAACATGACCAGAGAACGTCATGTTTGCAAGTTTACATGCTTTATTGACGTGGAAAATATCACTTGTGGGTGTGCTTGGTAAGACCTTGACAGTTCTTAAATCATCCCCAACAACAGCAGTAAAAGCAGGGAGGGTAATTGGATTTGCCTCTACATAGTTACCCGATAAAACTTTAATTACTGTGCCAGACTGAGCAATAGAAACTGCGCTTTTAATTGTAAGTTTTGCATTATCAATAGAAGTTCCGTTATTAGTGTCAATACCATCTTTAGCAACATAAAGAACATTTGGTGCAGAGTTAATGCCAGTTGCAGCAGCATTAAGGGTAACGTTATCACCAAGAATGACCTCAGAGTTAGTAATCGTAACTATACCAACACTTACTGTATTGTTATCACCATCAATCGTAACAGAAGCAGTACCAACTGTCAGAATTCCCGTGATTCTTGCATCACCTCTAACTAATAGTGCTGTTGTTGCAGTTCCCGCATTTACTTCGATTCCACTTCTAAAGGTGCTAAGACCAAGAGAATCAACATTTTTTACATCTTCATAGGTGATTGTTCCAGCAACGTTGACGTTTGTTGCTTCAATATCACCTGCAACGAATAGTGCAACACCTGACTTAGCAGTTGTGGTTCCAATACCAACATTCTTAGTAGTGCTGATTCCGATGGTGTTAGATGCCCATGTTCCACCTGCACCAACACCACCAGCTTCTTCTGGTTTCCACTTATTTGATGCACTATTCCATTTAAGGACATATCCATCCTCTAATCCTGAGATATCTACGTCATCAAGGTCTTTGATGAATCCTGCACCACCTCCACCAATAGATCCTAGTTGATATTGTACTCTTTCTACAAACCTTTTGTAGTGTAGTTGTAGTTGCTCAAGTGTTACAAAATTTTGATCCAGTGGAGTAAGTGGGTCTGGATTTTCTGTATCTGGAGGATCCATTCCCAGAGGAACATTAGTCTCTGCTAAAAGTTTTTGTTCCTCTTGTAGTTTATTTTGAGAAGACTTTATGTCCTCAATAATTTTATAAAGACCTTTGATGTCAGACTTTACATAATCAATATCTTTATCATAATACTTAACTTCTGGAAGTTCAGAGATTTCTTCCTTTAACTCAGTAAAATACTTGAGAAGTAACTCATCAGTTTTTACACTGGTGTAGTTAATTTCCTTTAGTTCTTTGTCAAGGTTTTTCTTGAGTTGATTGTATTCTCCAATAATTTGTTTCTTTAGTTTGCGATCATCATCTTTAAATTCTTTATGGTATTCCCATATTTTTAGTGATGAAGATCTCAATTCCTTCCAAATCTTATCTTTCTCTTCGTTAATACGTTCATTTACTTTTCCGTCAAGATTAATAATATCTGAGTTAATCTTAGTAGTATTGTTAAAATATTTTGCTTCTACGTCTTCAGAAAGTTGTTCTATATCATATTCAATCTTTCCTCTTAACCCCTCAATTTTATCACTAACTTTTACAAAGTCATCATCGATGACACTGAAAGTTTTGCCAATCCAAGAGAAGTCTGGGACTTCATTTATTTCATTGACCCATTTAGGGAATTTTGGAATCGATGCTTTTACCTCATCAATAGCCCCACAAATTGCCTCAATCTCCGCATCATAATATTTTACTTCTGGTAAATTGACTACATCTGTTTGAAGACTATCAATTCTGTCTTCAATGGAGTTTACCTGTTCATCATAATATTTGACTTCTGGAAGATCTTTAATCTGTTCTCTTACCAGATCAATCTGACTACATATTGCTTCTACTTCTCTATCATAATATTTGACTTCTGGAAGTTGAGAAATCTGTTCCGCAAGATCTTCAAGTTCTCTATCATAATATTTGACTTCTGGAATGTCTGGGATGTCTTTTCTAACATCATTAATCAGACGAATTAATTCGGGAAATGGTGGGATAATATCCTTTACTTCTGCAAACGCATTCCCGTCAGCATCCTCAATAGTTTGCGTTTCTTCTTCTATCTCGATATAATCTTCTACAGAAGGGAGTTCCTCTGCGTTATCTTCTGTAATATAATCTTCTATTGATGGGAGACTTTCATCTCCATCAAAATCCTCATATGAGGGTAAATCCTTTGACATTTTATTAGTACATTAATACTTCGGGATTTCTCTCCCTTCCAATTTATTTAGGATCCTCATTAAGTCCATCTTTTAACATTTTTGCCAAGTCTGCAGTAGACCCAACGAACAGAGCGTTGTTAACGGTTGATGGTCCTTTGATCTTATCCTCTGCTTCTACGTCTTTAAGTTTCTTTTGAAGATCTAATAGTTTATCCGTAGCATCAGCAACGTTTTTAATTAACTGACCCGCAACTTCATATGCCCTTGGCATTTCACTTTCTTGTGCAAGTTCAAGAACGCCGTTTAATGCTTCTTGACCTTTCTCGATTATAGAGTAAAGATTACCTCTAGTGTATTCATAATCTTTTTTGATATCATCTACACCTTCTCTTACTTTTTCAATTTTATCTTTGATTACTTCTGGTTGAACAATATCACCCGAGTCCGAAGTGTCAAAAGTCTCATTGAGTTTGTTAAAGTTTTTTGTCATAACCATCAGAATGCACCATCAAATCCAAAGTCGTCTCCAGATTCAACTAATGCATTATCCGCAGGAGTGATTTTCTTAACGTCTGCGCCATTGACATGAATTGCTGCTGTTGTATTATCTTCTCCGCGTCTAACTGTTAATTTATTGCCACTAATGGATTTGATGTAAAGTTCCTCAGTACCAATATTAATATAAGTATTGGCGGTAAGTCCACTGGCATCAGCAACTTCAATATAAACTGATTTAGCAGTAACATCTCCGGCAAGAGTGGTTTCAATATCTCCTGTATAATTTTTGATTGCTCTTGGTGTAACAGAGTAAGTATATTCTCTAGATGCACTTGAGGAATCTGAACCAGTAAGATAACTGACAGTTGCTTTTTTGATAATATCTTTGGAAACCTTGGTAGAAGGTCCAAACATATAAGTTTTTGCAGTAAATCTTAAAGTATAAAGAAGAACTCTTCTAGAACTAAAGTCTCCTTCATATTCGTCAGACATTGTAATATTTTCTAATACTACAGGAATATCTCTTTTCTCTTGTAATGCTTCTACTAATTCTACAGATAAATTATATGCTGGTTGGAAATATGGGAGAATCTGTTCTACAATTTGAAGGGCATCATCATTTAGTTTAGTCATGATGCTTAACTCAAATGCCATGTTGTAGGGAACTGGCATATAAGATTTTTTTGTTTCAGACCCATCATTAGGATCCTTTACCTTAAAGGTCTGAGTGGTTGTTACTTTTCTAGCAGGATCATATGTTAATCCAGTAAATTCAAACGACATCCTTGGCAGTGTAATAGCAAAGGGTTTATTTAAATCTGGAGACTGCTCTAATCTTGCAAGAAATTTTTGAGTAGGACCGTATGCAAGAGGAACCTTGATAACACTAAAAACATCATCATCAGAATCAGACTTCTTAATTGAAATATCGTTAAAAAGTGTACCAAAAGATATGATAGTTCTTCTCAATATTTCGTTGTAAAAATATTCAAACATAGTTTAATCCTACAAATCTTGACACTATTGTGTGTTTTTATTTAGGGAATACCGAAGGGATTCTGTTCTGAGAAATCTAATATAGAATCTGCCTCAGTTTCAATGTTGATATTATCGGCAAATCCATCATCAACAGGTTGAACATCAACAACTCTAAGTTCATAAGAAGCTCCTGATGTAGAACCAACGATATTTTCTCCAATAGAAAACTCTCCATCAACAACTCCAAGTTCAAGATTGTTAGTTGTCGCATTCCAAACCCTGACCCTACCTGTTGTTCCACTAACCGATCCAGTAACAATTTCATTGAAGGAGAAAGTTCCAGATCCTCCAGTACCAGGAGAAGAAATAGTTATTGTTGGAGCGACAGTGTACGCAAGACCTGCATTAGTGATGTGAACTGCGGAAATAGTTCCAGCAGCACTAACGATTGCTGTAGCAGCAGCAGATACTGTGGATATCCCAGTAAATGTAATCACTGGATTCTGGGTGTATCCTCCACCACCAGAAGTAACTGTAATAATACCAACAACACCGTCACCGATAGTTGTCGTTGCAGCCGCACCAACACCGTTAGTTCCACCGCCACTAAAAGATACAGATGGTGCTATGGTGTAACCTGCACCTGAATTAACGACGTTAACTGCCTGAACAGACCTATCTTTAGGATTAACATTCAAATTACATACATTAATCCCACCAATCATGGTAGCAATACCTACAGCAGTTGTTCCCCCTACTGGAGCAGAAGATACGCCAACTGTAGGAATGCTACTATAACCACCACCTCTATTGGTAACAGTGAAGAATCTTACACCACCATTAAATATTGCTGCTGTTGCTGTAGCACTGGAAGCAGCACCTACAAGAGTAAGTGTTTGAGTTGGTCCTTGAATAGTATTAATACCATCATCAGTTAGACCATCATAATTTTCACCAATTAAATTATTATCAACATCCTCAATACCAGTCGCAATAACTTCATCCTGAAGCCTAAAGAGTTCACAATACAACTCATAAACATAGAGGTTTTGCAACTGATAATATGGTTTAGCATATTCTACATCTTTAATTTCATAAATTCTATCATCAAGAGGAAACCAAATAAGGTCTCCTCCTTTGGGTCTAGTTGAAAGTTTTACGTTTGATTGATCTTGAATTAAAGGAGTTATATAGTTTTCAAATCGTTCTCTTGAAATAATCAATCTCACCTCATCTTGAGATTGAATACCAAACTTAGATAGTATATTACCCGCACCAGAATATTGGTCGTAGTTATCGATATATGCCTCTAAAGGAAGCGCAATATCAAATTTAGATTGAACTACTTCTCTAATGACGGTATTTTCTGTTAAATATTTTCTGGGTAGATAAAATATATCCACTCCATATGTTCTCAACTGTTCATTGATTAAATCTTGAACAAGATTTTGCTCACCAGTAGTACCTTGTGTAAAATATGGATTAAGCATAATCTTATCCTATCATATCTAAAGGTGGCAATTCATAAGTATTGGACATCTGCTCCTTTATCTTATCTAACTCTCTTTCTGCATCATCATAAATCTGTCTGCCATTCAGTTCAATTCCACCTGGAAGTTTTACTCCTTGAAACTTAATTAAGTTTTGACCCCACTGTCTTTTTATTAAAGCAGTAAGATATCTTTTTAAAAATGAATCATTATAAACTCTTGCAAAATCATTTGGATCTAAAAGTCTCCAACAATCAAGTATAATATATTCGTCTTTTTGTACATTACCCCAATCAATATCCAAATACAATCTATCTTGTCTCTGATTAAATCGTATTTGTTTCTCTGTATTTAATAGAAAATCAATGTCCGAAAGATATGTTTTTGTCATTGCATATGACAACATTTCTAATGAATTGAAAAAATATAAGTCATTTAAAAATAACTGATACTTTAGACTAAACATTCCTCCAGATATTGTACTATTATCAAATCTAAAAACTTTATTAATGCCAATTACTGCTGGCGGAACTTGAATGTAATTACTATTTTCTTCATATGAAAATGTTACACTAGCTCCATCAATATCAGAACTTGCGGTTGTAGTTACAATTCCTGCAGTACTACTACCTCCCCTTGCTCTGCCTCTATCTATATCTTCCTGTGTTATTTTATATTTTAAGTATGTTTGAACTACACCATCAAAGTGTCTCTCATGAAATAACTGAAGGGCATCATCAACTAGATCATCTATTTGCTCATCGGCAACATTGATTTCTAGTACTGGTGCTCCCAGTTGTCTCTTGCAATAGTTAATTAAATCTGCTCTACTTGCTGGTTGCGCCATTTATTCCACAAGTTTCCTAAGTGTATTTAGGGTGCTGCTGATACTGGGTTATAAACATATATATTGCCATTAGCAAGAGAATAGTAAGTTCCTCCTGCAGCAACAATTACATCATATACATATCTACCTTCGTTTAAACTTCTAGTCGATGTTGAACCAAGTGAAAGTTTTATTTTACCATCATATGCACTAGTGAAACCAACAGTGAAGGATGTTGTAATCCCAAGTGTTGCTCCAACGGCAACGCTTTTAGACATTGCTGCTGATCCAGTATATCCAGTGAGATCAAATGCCGAGTTTGACGTTGTATAGACGTTTAGATTTGCATTAAAATCTGAACCACCTTGAATAGTCAGATTTACTCCATATGGGACACCAGAGTCGGGGTCAAAAGTAATATTTTTAGATGGCATCTGGAAGTCCTATTACTGACATTGTTTCTTGCTGTTTATAATAAAGTTTTGCAAAAGACTTTGCAATATTTTTTAACATATCGCGATCATTACAATTATCTATATCAGTTGCAATCTGTTGATATGCAAAACTTTTAGATAAATTTTTCAATTCAATTTGATCGGGATCCATTTAGTAACTCCTTTAGTAAAGATTTAATCTCGTCAAGTTCACCTTTTACATTAGCAAGGTCTTGCTCCATTGTATGTACTTTTTGATTCTTTTCATTCTTAACACTTTTAGTGGAAAGATACTGAGAATAATCTAAACCATTTACATTAATAATTGCATTGGTTTCAGGATCTCTTGCGAGATCCTTATTTCCGTCCAGTTCGTAGAAATCCATATTATGCTAAAGCTATTACCCTCAAGTCCTTAATTCTAGGAACATAACACTGATTATTGGATGTTAGATTTAGTTTTACTCTGTAAGTTTTAAACGAAGGTAAATTATCGATAGAGAATGTATATTCTCTATAATCTACGAGAGCAGAATCATGAGCCAGAGTATTGGACTTAACTATGAATACATCTGGTTGACCGTTATTATTTTGCGGAGCAATTACCTGACCTCTAGTATTAAGGTTAGAATAACCTGGGAATGGTGAGAAGGTTGGTTCAAATCCAGGTTCGTTTGTTACAGAGTAGAATGCTCTGATGTCCGCATCAATATTGATATGAGCAGAAAGTATAATCTTGATAGAAGATGCTGAATTTTCTAATACAATTTCTTTAGAAATATATTGACATGCTGTGGGATCTTCTTCAATACTATCTACTCTAGAATCAGTTGCATAGTTTGTAACAACATTATTTACTCTGTTTGATGTAAGTACAGCACTTACTCTCTGAGTATCAATGACAGGGGTAAGTCTTGTATCAACAGTGTTCAAGAACATCCTCATGTTCATTGATTTAGACCCAGGAACTGTAGTTAAGTTTGCATCTTCATTAATTTTAGATGCAATCATTCTTGGAGAATCAAAATAATTCTTCTGATTGATAATGATATCACTAAATCCTGCATTTAAGAAAGGAACTTCTGTTCCACTGAAACTCGTAGATGTGGTAGTCCTTAGTTCAGCATTAATAGTTGTTCCAGGGACTGTCATATTATGTACATTAGGAGTAATCAGTTCAAATGGCATATTCTGAGTTGCTCTAACCTTTGTACCACCTGTGGATTTAGAGCGATTGAGGAATAACTGAGGGAATCCAACATCAGTATTTCTAGCAGTTCCAGTGTTCCCACTCACGTCGAGTTTAATTTTATAAGAATCGAATGTGAATGGATCAGATTCCGTTACATCTGCTAGAGAATGCGTCTTGTTAATTCTGTCAAGACTTACACCAGACAATTCATATTTAAATACAGGAGTTCCTGCTGGATACGATTTTGGATTACGACCTCTTACAATATTTCCACCAATAGTATTTCCAGTTACATTAGTGTATGTGATTATTTCATCACCAATAAGAAGTAGACCTGAGTTAGTTGTTCCAACTCCAACATTTTCAAATGTAGCAAATGTTGCACCAAGTCCAACCGTGAGACCTGATGTAGAGTCTGATGGATACGCTACAGAGAGTGTTGTTGGTTTGATGTCAGGTTTTACTCCAGAAAGTCTAACATCATTTTCAGTGAAATACATTCCATGGTTTTGATGACTAATATTCATGTGCAGACCATCGTTAATAGTAACAATAGATGCAATTTGAACATCTCCTCCTGGAGCACCTGGAAGATCGTTATTTAATGTCTTGGCAACTCCAACACTATCGAAGTAGTTCATTGACTTACCACCACCAACAACAAAATTACCTTGAACATTATCAAGAATAAGTTCGTTTGTAACTCCTATTCCAGTTATAGTGAGTTTGGCGTCTCTACCGATAGTGGCAATGCCGATAGTAGAAATTCCAAGGACATCTCCAACTACATAACCAGAACCTCCCGCAGTAATGGTTGCTCCAGAAGCAACGATACCACCATTAAGGACACTAATTTCTGCAGTTGCACCTCTACCACTACCCGTCAGTGTGATGAGGTTGACCCCAGCGAACGTATGAGAACCATCAGCAGGCGTATAACCTATACCAGGGTTAGATACGCTAAGAGTCCCTGTCACGGATCCAGCAGTGCCTACAAGGTCTCCTGTAGCGTTGGTTCCATCTTGGAAGAATGTATTTCCAATTTGATATCCAGAGTCTCCAACAGTTGTTCCCAGACCAACTCTGATTTTTTTAGATGAGATTGAAATAGGATCGGGAAGTAACTTAGCAATCTGAGCATTTCCTTGCGTGAGTTCTGGACTGTAGAACTCAACACTTCCACTTTCTATGAAATCTGCTCTATACAAAGTAAATTTAAGATCTTCCCACTGACTTGGTTCCCAAGTGGTATTATTTTGAGATTTGAATAGTGAACCAAGATATGGTTGGTTGGAGATAAACGTGTCAGTTAATAAATCATTTTCACCAATTCTAGAAATATATACAGTATACTTAGTAGAGTTGGATGCTAAACATATCGCATATTCTTTACCACCTTCAACATAAACAGGTGATTTAAATTGAACGTTTGTAGCAATAGATCCGTCAGAAGAAGTTTCAATATCAGATGGGTCTAAAACAATCTCAGAACCAGGAAGAATTTTAGTGGTTGGGAGACCATTGTCCATAGATCTCAGTTGGAAAACAACTGGGACATCCAAATCATCAACTGTTCTGAAGAACACATCACAACTGGTTAAAAAGCAACCAGTTTCGTCTTCAACTAAGAAAGATTGTGCAAGTGGGTCATACCAAGTAATGATTGTTTGAGTTCTTTGTTGCGTACTGACTACATTAGAGTTAACTACTTGTGTACCAAGAGTTTGCTCCACGTTTCTATCTTGGAATTCTCTTCTTTGTTCTATCCTTGCGTTTCTAATAGAAAGGATATTTTCTTGAACAGTTTCTAAAGTACCAGTAGAAGTAAATGCTTCTTCTGCAATAGTAGATGCTAAATCCTGATTGTTATCAATATCATTTACTAGAGTAAATGTTTTTGTTCCTGTTTCAAATTTAGGGAAGTTGACATTATTTGGATCAGCAATAAAAAGGCTACCAATAATAGTAGATGACAAATCAGCAATGAGTCTTACATCATCTAAGGTGGCTTGTGCTCCACTTGTTTCTCCAACAAACGTCATTCCTGTCTGAACATGCCCAAAATAACTACCTTGGGGTTGTTCCGAAAGAGAAAGAGTGTCAACATTTAAAATTGTTGATGTTGATGAATATGAATTTGCAAGTGGACGATTAGTATAAGGATTTTCGCGGAAAGTTTTTGTTGGGCTATCGTAAGCGCCCTCTCTATGATTTGACTGAGCAACTCTAAAGGTAATTCTAGGAGAAGTCTCATTAGATTCTTCAGAAAGACCTGTTCTTACGATTGATCCAGTTACAGTTTCTCCAACTTGGAATGTTCCACTATTCATGGAAATTTCAAGTAGTTTGGGTACACAATACTTAGTAACATCTACCCCATCAAAGAATGCATACAATCTTGTAAGGGGTTTCATTTTTTTAGAAACAAATTCAATGTTTCTAGATCTCATATTTGCAATCAAATCTCTACTGATAGTTCTGTCTCCTAGAGAATTGGTATCAAATTGTTCAGTAACAATAGTTCTAGAACCATTTCTAGATTGAACACCACTTTGAACTCTACTTACAATAGTTTCTTCTATAACCTGATCAGTAACGGTTCTGGTGTTTGTTCTTCGTCTGGATCTATTACCAGGTCCTTGACGATGAATGGTGTCTGGTCCATTATTAAGAACTCTTCTCCTGGTGGTAGTTTCATCTGTAATGCCACCCCAGTTAGTTTCCCAAGAATCCCAAAGAATTGGACCAAACCCAGTTTGAGGGTCAACTTCCCCGTTTGCTACAAGTGCATCAAAAGTTTCATTATAGTCACCTTCTTGCACGATAGTTTTTGCTTCTAAACGAGTTGTATCCACCCAACTATCAGTTGATGGAGTTAACTCCATGGTTCCATTCCAGAAACTAATAAGGAATGGAGTAACACTTTCAGTTCTAGTTGCAAATGCTTGAGTAATATATTCAACTTCAGCATAATCAAGAGTTAGGACATCATCTCCTTTTCTTACATTGTTACCCTCAATAGCAGCAACACTAGAATCTGCATTAGGGTCTCTGTCAACAACAGGACCAAGAATCATGTCAACCGAATTGGTATAATGTTTTGGTCTAAGTTCGTTATACTTTATATCAAGAGAATTCTTAATATCAAAACTATCATCTTGAGTTTGGAATCCAGAGAAATTGTCTACGAAGAATCCTGATTTAAATCTGTTTAAACCTTCAGAATCAGAAACAAATAAGTTTGCAGTTTCTTTCTCCAATAAAGAAAGAGTAGTATAATATTCAAGACTTCTAATTCTATCTTCAAGTCTTTTGATATCCTGCATACGATATCTCTTATGCTGGTTAAATGCTAGTTTTGCGTCACTAACATTAAAGAGATATGGGGGTAATTCTATAGTACAAATTTCAATTGCATCATCAATAGGGTTTGGGTTTACCGGATCATCAGAAGGAGTTCCATAAACAACCTGAAATCTTCCATCTTTGGAGAGGAAAACTCTATCAATTCTTCCTTGATAATAATCAACATCAGCAGTAATAGCTTCGTCAGACGCTAAAATATGCTGAACCGATTGTCCTGCCCCATTAAAAACTCTCCCTGCAAACTCTAATGGAGATCTAACATTTTCGGCAACACTATATTCGGAAACTCTTGGTCTTAAATCAATAATATCACTGGTTCTATATCCATTAACTGTTTTGATTTCTTCAGAATAATCAAAGTTTCTATAAGAATCTACAGTTACAATATCACCATTATCAGTTGTATCAAAATACGCAGAGGTAAAGTAAACCTTTAACTGGTTTACTGGTGCGCTGCTCTTTACTTTTCTTTTTATAGATCCATAAGAATAAAGAGTTTCTTCTTGACCAGTTCTGAATGTGTAGTTTGAAGAAATATTGAAACTAGGTGTGGTTAAAACAGAAACTCTAGCATTAATATTAGACTCATCAAATTCAATAGTTTCGCCCTCAATGAGCACAGATTCATTTTTATAGATAAGAGAAATTGTAGATGCATCTACAATTTCAGCAACTATTGCTACAGCACCACTAGTTTGACCAACTATTCTTTCACCGATTAACATATCGGATGTAGTTGTAGAAGGACTAATGATGTTAAGAAGGGATACCTTAGGAGCAGAAGCGGTACTTGTATCTGCAGATTCAAAGATTCCTTGAATTGAGATAATGTCTGGAGAATTTAGCGAAATTAATTGGTCTTCAACTCTAGTTCCATATGGATAGTTTCCGTAAGTAAGACCATTATTAAGCGTAGTGGTTCCAATTCCAGATCCCTGAAGTCTAGATTTATCAACAATGATAGATTTTACTCTATCTTTAATTTTTACTTTAGACGTTGGATTTGTCTTTCTTAGAGTGGCAATCAGGGTTGCTCCACTATTATCAGTTCCAAGATTTCTAATCTGTAAAGATTTTCCATCTGACGATAGTTCAAATCTATCTGAACTAAGTTGTTCAGTTTTTCCATCGGATCTGATAAGAACATATCTCTCATCATCAAAAGGAAGGAAAGTTTCATTAGTTCCCGCTTCAGCCGCAACAGAGAGTTGTTCAGATGCAATGTCAACACTAATAGTTTTTCTAATAGTAATAACAGATTCAGCAATATCTACTGCTGATACGTTTGGTTTTGGTAAAAGAGTGTATAAAGTATTATCAGAAGATTTGGAAAGTTCTGTGTTGAGAACTTGTAGATCCGTAACATTTAAGGTCGTTGCAGGTAAGAATCCACTTGCAATTCCAGAAACAGTAGCAACGCCTTCAATACTAACAGTTGCAGTGCCAACACCAGTAACTCTGGCGATAATTGGGTCCTCAGTTAGTCCTGGAGTAGTATCAGTATACCTAACTAAATCATTTTCTTTGATAACTGTTCCGGGAAACAGTTGATTTGGAGCAGTAATCGTGCTAACTCCACCAGACTTGGGACTAATGGTAGCAATACCAACTGTAAACTTATTGGATTGGAGTATATTTGCACTGAAAGTATTAACTCCAGTGATTCCATCAGCAAGATCTAAGGTGTTTGAAGAACCATATACAGATTTTACGTTAGAAATTTTATTTTCAGTAACTGCAATAGCAATTCTTCCATCTTCAAGTCCATTAAAAGAGAGTCTTTCATTAGCAACAAAAGTTCCCTTACTATCATATACAGTAACAGCAGTTCCTGCACTTACAGGGTGTCTTAAAAAACCAGTAGCACCACTAGAATTTCCTTTTACAAAAGTGGGAACAGTTAGAGTGTGTGACTGATTTAAAGCAATTTCAGTTGTTGTCTGTACATCATACAGTGACAAATCCCACTGATTTGTATTTGCATTAGATACACTGTAAGATCCAGATTCAAGTCTAAAGTCATATACTCTTGCAAGACCAATTTCTTTTCCTGGAGCACTTTCAGAGTTAACTCCAACTCTTTGATCTCGTAAACTTACAACGAAAGTATTACCAACTCCAACTGTAGGTGCTCTATAAACACTATTAATTTTGAAAGTTGCACCTGTATTATAAATGAAATTTTGATTTTCTAAAGTTTTTGTAGTTCTTGGTTTATCTACGTCAATATATGTTGTATTAAGAGTTTCAATTTCATACCCTTTTACATATGCTTTTCCAGGGGAGAGTTTGTAAAGAGCAAGATTATCAGTAGGAGTTACTCCTCCGGGAGTAAATTGACCTGCATTAAATATTCCATTGTTTCCAACTTGATTGTTTAGTGCCTCTGCAACAGAAACATCAAATGGTTTTACATAATAATGTCCAGACTCATCGAAAGTTCTTCTTGCCAGAATATCAGTCCAGTCTTTGTTATGATATCCACCTGCCAGATTTGTCTTTAAAGTGGCAGTTTGGATAACTCCATTAATTACAGTTGCAAGTAGAATAAAATTATCATCATTAAAGTCATCTAAAGGTTTTTTGAATAAACTTGCACTAACTCTAAGTCTGTCTGCACCAGGAGCAGCATAGTTATTAAATCCTTGAGAATTATCATTAAGAGATTCATCTAAATCTGCAGTAACGATTTCCTCATCAACGAAAAAACCAATCCTATAACTTGGAGTATTGTTATATTGATCAAGAACTAAAGTTTCTCTATTAACATTAACAAAACTACCCCTAATAAAGTAAACACCATTCTCTACAGAAAAAGCAGATCCAGTTGCAGCAGCATTAGATGCTATAGTGCTCGCAAAAGCAGATCCAACAGGAATAGTCGTATTACCAAGCAATCCCGAAATAATAACTTCATTGCAAGTTAATGTTTCTGCATCAAAAAATGTTTGGGTTTGATTGTTTGTTGTACTAGAACCCAAATAATTAATATAAAGGGTTATATTTCCATTCTCAGAATCTTCAGGTAGTATAATACTATCAACAACAGCAGTTACACCAGATCTAACTCCAGTGATTTTTGTTCCGACTAACTGATCTACATACGCAGATACAGGAACCCCTTGAAAATTATTATCTAATTGAATTGCGTAATATAATCTAGTATATGCAGTGTTTCCAGGAATTACTTTAGCACCTTCTTTAAAAAAGTGCTGTCCAAATTTTTCAATTTGATTTTGCAGTATAGACTGAAGAGATGTTAACTCTCTTGCCTGAACAGGATATCCAGGTTTGAATAATACCTTATGGTAATCGTTAGCGGGATCAAAATCGTCAAAATATGGCGCTACGTTGAGATTCGTTTGTTGAGGCATAATTCTTTAGAACTGCAAAATAACTTTTATGTCTTCTTTTTGGTTTGACGATCTTGTTATAGATGGTCTGTTGTCAACGTAAATAATATTCCCAGAGTGTTTTTTAACCTCAGGGTTGGCAACACCGCTCGTAAAACTCTGACCAAGATAGTAAGTACGATTATTTATTACCGTAGATATACCAGTAAAGTTTTCATCTATATTTAAATTTGAACCAGTAGATGGCGTGATAGACACACTTCCACCTGTTCCGGGAGTTGATGTAAATTCTGTTAAATCAAATCCATATGTGGGTTGAGTTTGTGCTGTTCCAACCGTATTAAATCCTGCAACACTTCTATCCTGCCAAAATTTAAGAACCCCAGTGGTCTGGTCGTAACTAACAACTCTTCCTACAGCAGTTGATCCTGTGGATACTGTTTGGGTAAAATATGCATCTGCTGTAAAGGTTGCAGTGCTGTATCCAGTTCCTACTAGTTTAAGCGCACTTACAGCAGACGCTTTACTCAATTCCAATTTTGAGGATGAACCAAACTGATCTGGATTTTCTACAACTCCAATTCTAGATATTTGATTTCCGGTAATAAAATCTGGATTTTCATTATCATTTTCAATTCTAGAATAGAGAAGAACATTGTATGCTCCCAATTCTCTGTAAATATCTGCACCATGTCCTCCTTGTGGAGGAATGATTACATCAAAGGTTGGTCTAGTGGTTCCTGTAGGAACTCCACCAGCAACTAAATCAATATTCCCATAAGTGTATCCAGAACCCTGATTAGAAACAATTACTTGCCCTAC